AAGAACAGCCAGAATAACCTAGGGTTGTACATTGAGCTTGAGGGACACCATAACAAGTGCTACCAGAAACAGAACCGCCTTGACCCGAACAAACCTCGTCAGGGGTTGAACCTAAAGGAGTGGCACCAAAACCATTACCCATTTTGTAAATGATAGTTGGTACACCCGCAGAAGTAGCCGGAGCAGTCGGGGAAGGAACAGGCGAACCAGACGTTAAGGGAATGCGAGCCGTGTCATATGCGTCACCCACAAGGTAATCAATCGCAAAATAGCTGATAGATGCACCAAGACCGATAGAAGCAGCACCAAGTAAAGCAATGCCACCTGCAGCTGCAGCCCCACCCCCAGCAGCCGACGCAGCAGCCCCAGCAGTGGGCAAACCATATATAGCGAGTTGAGCGGGTGGCGCGACAAAACCATAAGACTGGGATGGCATCCAGCACATCCAGACCGTTAAAAATGGAGTGAGAAGGCGAGCGAAGAATTTTCGCATGCGAAAGTTAAGCACTTTTAATTCCTTCAACAATTGCCCAACCGCAGATGCAGCCGAAGAAGAAAAACAGCGGATACCAAAGGTAGACGAGATCCATGATAGAAGTGGGCAGAGGTAAACAACCCCCTGCCCTGTTCCAGACCTTAGAGGCCCTTCACTGCTGCGATGACGAACTTGGCAGCGCGCCAGCCGACATACAGCGTGACCATCAGGCCAGCCACAGCCAAGATGCCCAGGGACACATCAGCGAAGCTGATACCGGCAGTCAGTTCGGCGATAGTTGTAGGTGCAACAGCGAAAGCACCAGTGGACAGAGACAGGCCAGTCGCAGCAGCAGCGATCAGACCCAATTTGTGAACAGAACGAGTACCGTAGTTCATGTTTACTTCCTTTCAAAATGCCCGGTGTTTATCCGGGAAACCGGAGGCCGTCCGGTAGCGGTACAACATCCCCGAAGGGATTCATGCGGGGTGTCTATCCCCGAAACCATTTACCAGCGCCTGATTGCCTCAAGGATCAAGCCTGCATTCTTTGCAAGCACCCAACAGCCGAGGATTATTGTTAATGCAAACATCCAAAGCTGACCAGCAAGCACAGGATCGAAAACACTGCCTAACGGAACGTTGCACGTGGTCAAAGTAAATCCGCCATTAACGCCAGTGATTGCACCAGTGGAAACGTTTTGAGATGTGATCCAAAAATAAACATTGTTAGGAGCTGAAAAATACGGCTGACCGATAGAAATCAACTGACCGGAATCAAGGCGCGGAAAAAATGTAGAAACCGCATCAACAGCAGATGCGGAATCTGGATAACAAGAACCGTTAAAAGAAAATCCAAGAGCCATTACGCGACCCGCCGAATCTGAGACCAAGACATGACCGGCTCACTTAGCATCATCGTGCGACGCGGGAAAGCAACGATCACGCGATTTCTATCATCGGCTGCAGCTAGATCAGCAAGAGAAAGACCTGTTGCACGAAGAAATGAACAGTGATCGCGGAAAGTTCGCGGAGGCATGCTTTCCTTTGTTTGCGTGAAACCAAGCGTGCTAATCAGCGCATAGGTGCGATGTGCAGCAAGTGCACGCCCTTTGGTCGGGCAAACTTTTTCGAGTTCGACGAGAAGAGTTCCCATGTCATGTACCTCCACAGCACCATCGCCAATCAGCGAATTAAAATATTTGTGATGAATGTTCGTCAGTTCATAAGGGGTGAGCGTCTGCCAATCGTATTTGTCTTCATAACGACGAAACCAGCGAGAGCCAAGCTTGAGTTCCAAGCGTAGTAAATTATCGGCGAGCTCAAGCGTTTCATCATCAAGCAGTAAATCACCCTTACGAACCTTCATGCGCAATTGCGGGCCTTTGTGATATGCCTTTCCGCTTTGCAAGTCAGAAGTCGGCGACCAATAAACCGTATCACCACCTTTAGAATCTGAGTTTGACTTACGGCGCGGCGCGTCAGTCGCCAGCAGCAGGCGTAGAGCCTGCTTAACCTGCGCAGCATTACCCAAATCATAGTTAGCCGTGATATCAAGTCGACGGCATTGCCAAAACTGAAAAGCCGGAAGAATGGAATCGAATGCACGACCAGCATGTTGAATCAGGACAGTTGCGCAATGCTCGATATCGAGAGAGCCGAAAACATTCAGGCCGTCATTCTCGATAGAAGAAGGAGAAGCGCCAAGTGTCAAGTAACGCTGAGACTGCCCATCAGCCGTAATAGTCCAATACAAGCCGGGAGCATCTGAGCGCAGCTTGTCAAAATCCAGCGCATGCTTGCTCCACTTTTCCTGACCATCGGCACCGAAGCAAACAGTCAGGCCGAGAGATTGCATAATTCGTTGATGCAAAACAGACCCCAACTGGCAGGCGTCAATTTTGAGTCGCAGGGTTAGCCAGTCAATCAGCACAGTTCAGCCTCGCATTTTTCTAACGACCATTCGAAGTGGCAATACGTAGCCATTTGTCCGCCCGTTTTTTGATTGTTTTGGCAATCCGTTGCCACTTGTCCGGGTATTACATAGGGACCCGGAGAATTTTCGACCAGCCGAGGTGCGTCCTCGCTACGCTCCGGGCGCTCCGCGCCGGTCGAAAAATTCACATATGGCCCCGCACCCACCCTCGAAAGGTTTTCCGCTTGTGCGGGCGCAGCAAGCGGGGATGCGGGGACGTATGCAAACTTTGGCCTGATGGTTACAGTGCCTAAAAACACGCGTACAAGCTGCTTCTTGTCGGCATCCCAAAAAAAACCAAAACACACGCCCGAGGGAGGACGGGCTTGTGTTTTGGCGTTCAAGTAGTCGGAATAATCCTGCTCAGCCCGTTTCACAGAGTCGCCGAATGCACGAGCATGCTTGTACGGGTTGATGCAGGAGTGGAACGCCCTGGGCGACAAGAGCAGCCGCCCAGGAGCAGGACCTATGCGCAGATCAGGCCGCACGATCAGCCTTGCTTGCCGGAGCCGATCACGGTGGGGAGAGAATCACGGAGGATGAACAGACCGGGCTTGCGTGTATCGGTATCGACCCAAACGCCGACCGGTACAGATACGGTCTTTCCGATCACCTTCTTGTATTGCTCACCGAGATTACGCACGTTGAAATCCTTGAGCACCAGCTTTTTACCGCTTTCCTGATCGCCCTTGCCTACTACGGGCTCTTCATATTGAAGCTGGGCCTTATGACCGCTGGGAGTGATTTCACCGGTTTTAGGATCGGTGAATTGATTGGTCGGAAAGACGTTAAGAACAGTTGCAGTGAGTGTCAGCATTTTCGATTTCCTTTCGAGGGATTTCACCAGTGAGCGACTGGCAGCGCGTTACGCCCAAAGGGGCGGAATTGAGGAAACAGCAGGGACAATCGGCCCAGCGATCCACATATGCGAGGAATACAGAGCAAACATTGCGCTGATCATGAGTGGTAATGCGGTGATCGCAGATCGCGCTCACAACGTTGGCGCTTTCTGCATTGCCATGTGATTGAGCAGTGCGAGGTTAATCAGGGTGTATTTGCCGATGGAATAGGTCGGCACGTAGCCGCGCGACATCCATCCACGCAACACGCCAGTGGGAACGCCTGTAAGCTCTGCGAAACGATCAGGAGAGATCAGCGGCAATGCAAGAACCTGAGCGGATAGCTCAGGGGTAAATTGACCAGGTACGGCTGGAGCGTTCATAATCGAAACCTCTTCATTGCAGCACTATGCAGCACTATGCACTAATTCGCATATACATTGATTCGCATATAAACAGATAAATAAATACGTGTCAACACCAATCGGACAGAGAATTAGAAACATCAGGGAAGCCCTAGGAATGGGCAGGCAGGAATTCGCAGATAAAACTGGTGTAAACAAAGGAACTCTCATCGGGATAGAAACAACCGAAAGAGAAGTTATGTCAGGAATTCTGAGCGCAATTACGGCGCAGTGGCCGCAGTACACCGAATATCTGATGAATGAAAACGTAGGAACAAAACAAAAAAATCCAGAGGTGGAGAGTTTGGCTAAGGAGTTGCCGAAAGCGAAGAAGGCGAGCTAATCGCACAGAATGTGTATCGGCGCTGGTTTAGGAGAAGAAATTGAAACAGAAGAAACCGCTCACCGAAATCGAGAACGAAGCATTTAGCAGACTACGCATCATGCTGCCTGAATACGAAATTCATCCGAATATGAGGCTAGCTGACGTAATTGAAACCCCCGCAAATATGTTCAATGAAGTGAGCAAATATCACATGGACTTTGTGATATGGGACAACGATAGAAACATCATCGCGGCAGTAGAACTAGACGACTGGACTCACGACAACGCCAAGGCAAAAAAAAGAGATCAAAAAAAAGATAACTGGCTAAATCAAGCAAAGATAAAGCTCATCAGAATTCGAGACCTGCGCGAAATAAGCAGCATAAGAACGAAAATTCGAGAATTCGAATTTCCAGAAACGTTTTTTGATCCTAAAGAATTTAGATTCAGCAGATCAGCAAGCACACAAACAATTTCAACGGAGACAAGAAAGCCACTGAGCAAAATTCAAAGGTACCT